GCCAATTATAATAAAAGGTTAACATTACAATCATTATCGTATAAAAGTTAGTCACCCCCCGGTAGGAGGTGTTCGCTAATATGCGATTCATGTAATGTAAATATTTGTTTTTAATAATATATACTAAACCTTCTACCAGGACCTGTCCACATTCTGAAGGAATGCTTCGGGTTTGGGAGACTTATGCCAAAGGGGCATTTGTTGTAACTGTAATAGAACCAACAGCTGCTACAGCAGCTACGGCTCCAGCGGCAGTAGTGTTTCCATCTAATGGAACACTAATACCGGCAGTTGTTGCGTTAGTCCTAAAAATAGTGCAAGAAAGCACTGGTACCAAAATAGTACCTTGTTCATTTGTAACCAATGGGATGGACTCAACGTTAGACACTGCAATTTTACCATCAAGTGTATTCTTGATGTTTGGGGAAAAAGAAGCAATGACAAAGAGAGCGCGACCAGCCACTTCGTTCACAGAAGAAACTCCTGATAAATCAATAGTAACTTCATTTCCAGTAGGGAATGAGGAAACGGAACGAACGTTGCGGATGTCACACATAGGGGGAGGGCCAATCATAAAGAAATAGTTGAAATCATCACCAGCTGCCTCAAATATTGGTGAAGTCTGTGTCCTATTACTGGTACGATTACGGCAACGAATATTAGTTCTAACGTCTCCAAGGACAGGAGTTTGATTAGAACCAACAACGTCACATCGTATACCACGATAATAAGGAGTACGAACTTCAAAAGCATTTGAAACTTGTTGGTGTTGTTGAAAAATAGGTTGGCCATAAGATTCTTGAACAGCAACATCTTGCTGATCAACGGGACTTTCGTCGAAAGAGAGATAAGAATCTGCTACTACATTAGGAGTATAAGGAATAAGTTTCAATTGAGAAGAACCATTATAGAAACGGTAAAGAAATGAAGCCATATACCAAGGGGTAGGAAGAACTTTGTCGGAAAAATTAGTACGCGAAATGGTTCTCGCTCCACTAACGGGGTCTTCAGTCATATGCCGTGTGCGCAAACCAATATAGTTTTCTTGCTGAGAAAGATCAGCAACCCAACCATAACGCTTCACAAATGCACGCAAAGACTTAAAGTACTCGCCAGTGGTTTGAGCAGTAACATCTCGTGATGTATGAGAAGGAACAAGAAGATTTTCATCCTCAGGAACAAAGACTGTTCCGATATCGGATTGAGCATAACGGGATTGAAAACCTGGTGCCAAGTTCATCACTGGTCTCGCGATTTGGTAATCTTCACCGCCACTGTGAGCAACATAGAATGTTACAGACCCAGCAACAGTGGGAGGATTAGACAAATCAACGAGAGAGTAAAGAGCTAGACAACCAGTCTTAGTATCTAATGTTTTAGCATCGGGTCCAGGATTATCAGTATTAGAAGTTCTTTTATAAGTTTCACGCCAATCAGTGTTACTAATGTAAGGAACAGAAACACGAAAAGTGGTTCTGCCCATTTCATCTTGTCTATCTTTTAAATTGCAAACAACATTATAATTTGTATTCAATAACTCACCAAGGGTTGCAGGAACGTCAGCAATATTTGTTTCCGGAAGGAAAACAACAGCAAATCTTCCTTGGTGGTAAGGAGTCTTAACTACCATAATATCATAATTAATAGTTCCACGCCAAAGTGTACCCATCATACTTAAATAGGAGAAACTTCCTAAATACATAGTCTGGCTATCTTCAGTGTTTCCATATTGATATTGAGATAGAGGAGAAACTTCCCATGCCGTGATGAGTTTTCGAGCAGAAAATAATGTTGTTGCAGCAGTCTGAGAATGAAAGAAATTTGGTCGCCCAAAAATGTATTCAAAACTCATCTCATCCTTGCTTTCAGGAATGAAGGAAGATCCATCAATTCCGTTGTCTTGGAGGAGAGCCAATGTTGTTGCATCATCATTACCCTCTGTATGAATTAAAGTGTGGTTTGGTTTAAGAACAGCTTTACTTTGAGGTTGAATAGAAGTAGGCTTGGACCATCCAAAAGAGGCAGCAGTATTACCCACTGCTCGCGAAACCCATGCGACAGTTGACGCAAATCTTCCAAGAACCGGAATTCCTGAAAGAACATCTGCGACAGTTGTTACGCCACTTGCAACTTTGGACACAGGACCTGGTGTTGAAACCTCACCCGTATCCCTAGCAGCAACTGGTTGTACATCAGCTTGGGCAACGCGATATCCCTTAGACTCGAGGCGTTTAATTTCGTGTTTATCACGGGCAGAAGAAATAACGTCATTTTGGGTAGGAACAAAGAAGTGGGGATTAACAAAGCGAGCAAAAACAGTATATTTTGCTGTTTCAGCAGCAAGAGGTCCTAGAAGAGTGGAAAAGACATAAAGAAAAGCAGAACCAAATTGGTTTTGAGAATTTCCAAGATCAAATAAATCATAAATATTAGCATAAGGGCAAATTAATTTAAGGGAATTACCTTCTTCAACACTAACGATTTTATAGGGGCAAGAAGTTTGGGAAGCAAGGAAACGAGTTCCTTTACGTCTGAAATCACCAGTCTGATCGTAATAAGGATTATAAACTAACATGAGAGCACCTTGCAAAAAGGGCTGAGCATTAATTTTGACTTCAATTTCGATGTCAGCTTTAAAATATTGGTAATTTTTCAATTTATCAACTACAAGGGGGGAATTCGTAAAAATATCTTGTGGGAAATTAAACTGTTGCAAATAATTTTGTGTGTCAGATGTATAATCAGAAGGAGCTAATTGAATTGGAATGGCAGCATCAGATGTTTTCCATTCAAAAGTCCCAAGATTAACAGGACGCTCAAGAATACTCATTATCTCGTGCCTGGTGGTGTCATTCAAAGCCATTTGCGTAGCAGTAGATGGCATTGGAACAGCCTCAGCAGACATTTGAATATCAGTTAACAATTTTCCACGGGTCGAATCAACTATCGTATTTTGGTCATGGTCATACGATACGGAACCATTTGAATTTTCATTTGAAGTAGTAGCAATCATGTCATACGACAGGGGTAGATGATTATTCACCCTGAAGTCAGGAGCTGTATCACCAGAGCACAGCAACACTCTTTTAGAGGCAAGGAAATAGCAGTAGAAGAAAAAGTATCCTGTTTAAATTTTAAATCCAAGTTCACATTTCCGGGTCAGGGCCATAGGAGCTACCATAGAGGAACATATTCTGTTCGAGAGTACAAATCACGATTGTATTTGTACACCTCCATCTGCTCGTAGTAAGTGGGTACAGTAATTTGTAACCCAACCACTGCGAGTTCCTCTTGTATACGAGCACTCCAATACTCGTACACGCTTTGCGGATGGAGAGAGAGTTCCATAATCGTTTGATCACAATTTTCAATAGTCGCAGACTTGAGAGCTTTTCCGCGAACCCAATTCGTTATCTCAAGCACATTTTCCAAATCCATAGGAGCAAGAAAAGTGCCATCGGGTTGAATAGCAAATTTTCGTTTAAGAAAAGCAACATCTTCCAATGGTTTAAATGGGAGGATGTTTCCAGTCTTGGTTTCGTCAGTATATGTGAGACCAAAGGAAGCAAGAGCATCTGTCAAAGTGAGTTGATTAAACCAGTCAATTATTTCGACACTAACTGATTTTATATCGTCATCACCATAGATGATTTCAGCAACATGCTTCCTGTAGTCACACACAACAGGCAAACCCTGTTCTTTCTTAAGCATAAGATATGCAATTCGCATAACTATGCCATTGAACAATGAATTTATAATAACGGTGAGGGGATTTCCTGATGGTTGTGAGTGAGTCTTGCGAATCACTTCACCACGCACCATGATGTCAGCGTTGCAGATATGATCCCAAAGGGCCATTCTGATCAGCTGCGACTCCTCATCGTCACCATACCATTCATTGATCTTTTCGACTATTTTAATCAAAATTTGCATTAAGAGTGATCCGTCAAAATTCGAGAAGTCACCAGCAATCAAATAATTTCCTTTAGATTGCAGGTGATGGGCCAGTTTCGTCCATTCAAGAGAGTACGGGTTGATACCGACAGCGATGCCGTTATCAATCCGATGTCTCATAACATGAGCAGCAAAATCCAAAAAGTATTGTCGGATAGCTATGACAAGGTGCTGTGGGCAAGCTTCGAAGACTCGAGTCTTACCAGCATCACACTTGGCAATTGGTCGCTTTTCATCCTTAAGCGTGGCAATGGAAATTGCACTACCACGAATACCTTGTCGAGAGTCATTCAACAAGTTTTGGACATCTTGTTTGAGTTCAGGGTTATCTACTATGTAGTTTTCATCATTACCCAACCAAGCTGTCTTACCTTTGGATTTGTTGCTCAATGTATATGGATATCCAGGGGAGGTCGTTCGGTTAATTGGTCGTTTATACGGGTCACCTTCTACTCCTACGATAGCTTCCTCGTAGCTATGCACAATGCCGGTTCCAGTTGTAGGTCTCCCTAGTCCCTGAAACACGTCATTGGCAGCAGCGTCGAGTAAGTTCGAGTCGACAAAAGTTTGTCCACCCATAATCTTCTTTATACCTTTTAGCATTGGGTCAACCACACCTTCATCCTGCACGAATACAGGTTTCAAGTAAGCGGGTTTTGCAATGTGTTGTTGTACTTTATCGAAGATCAGGGATGGCGCAAGCTGTGTCTTGGAAGGAGCAGCGGGTGCTGGTGCAGTGCCTATGTTGAGGCAATCACCGATATCAATCAGTGAAACCTGGCAAGAAGGATCTACCCATGATTGAGAATATGGAAGTCTTCCATCAATCAAATATGACTTTGGAATTCCAAACTTCTCAACATGAGCACTTAATGCCTGTTCCAAAAATTGGCGTGTAGTCAAAGCTCCAAGAGCCAAAACGCCAGAGCCACCAGCAACATGGAATCCAACAAGTTTGGTATGGATAAGTCGGTTAGAAATAGAGAGCAGAGCTCCGCACATTCCATTCAACGTTTCCAAATCGTACTCGATGTGATTACCAATCTTGATGGGACACTTGCATTGAGTTGAGCTCTTGGGGCAAGTTCCTTGTTCATGCAAAAAGTATTCGGTCGTCTTCGTCGATACAGAAAAGAAAGAAGGATATTTTTCCTGTACTATAGTTTTACCTTTGACTTCATAGAAGCCGGAAAAAGTTAAATCCCCTTCTTTTAAGAGGTCAATATCTTCAGATCCAAGAAATTTCGATAGAATTCGGGGTCGGTTTGGGACAACAGGTGGGAAAGATACGAGGGCTAAATCTACAGGGGAACCGTCAAGTTGAAATGCTTGCGAAATTTTGCATTCACCAATTGGAATTTTGATGGCAGCTTCAGTCGAATAAGGATTTCTAATGATTAAATACTCGATTGGGTCAATTTGGGGTGGGTTCAAAACTGTATGTGCAGTAGTTATCATGGTGCGTCCAACTAAGAAAACACCATTGCTTCTACAACACATTCCATTTTTGTCAGCAGCTTGTATCCATACAGAATTATTCAATAGCACTTGGGTTGTT